CCGGGGAGGATAACCAGAACGCCCAGGGCGCCGCCGTCCGCGCCGCCTGCGTTTGCCTGAGGGACGCCTACATGCGACACGACGCTGCATCTCGCAAAGCCGCTTGACCCCATAATACCGGAAGGGTAGACGAGGACTACAGCGGCGCTTCGCGCCCCAGACCCCGCCCTAACCCGGCGGGGTTTTGCGTTTCCGCCCCACTCTTCCCCGCCAAGCCTCTAACAGCTTGAGCCCCCCAACATCGCGCCTCCCGGTCAATCAACCCAGGCAAAGCCCTAACCGCAAGAGCCGGTGAAGGCGCGATACCTCACCAGCACGGAAAGGCGATCACATGGACCCGGTCCGCGACGCCATCGCCATCCGCCTTGAGGAGATCCAAGGCAAACGCGCCGCTCGCGTCGGCCAGGCCGGCTACGCCCAGAACGTGGCCGAGATCGACGAGACCATCGCCATCCTTAAGGCCAAGCTGGTCGAGATCGACAACCCGCCCGCCGAGGAAGCGCCATGACCCTGCTGTTCGGGTCGGCTGACCAATGACCAAGCCGGCAACCGATTGGGAGGCTATCGAGCGCGAGTACCGCGCCGGCCAACTGTCGGTGTCGGAGATCGGCCGCCAACACGGCGTCAGTCACACGGCGATCAACAAGAAGGCGAAGGCCCAAGCCTGGACGCGCAACCTCGCAGCCAAGGTGAAGGAGGCGGTTTCAGCCCAACTGGTTTCAGATGGGGTTTCAACTGCCAACGCACGGCAAGCCGTCGAAACCGCAGCGGCCCGCGTCGTCGAAGTTGTCCGGTCCCATCGGAACGATATCTCAACTGGCCGCAAGTTGGTTGGCGCGCTGTTCAACGAGTTGAACGAGGCCACTGAACACCGGTTCGACATCGACGAAGCCATTGAAGTCGAGACCGCGTCAGACACGAACGGCAAGCGCGCTGCGATGATGCGTCGAGCCGTTGCACTCCCTAGTCGCGCCGCCACGCTGCTGAGCCTGTCCGGCGCCCTCAAGAACATCATCACCCTGGAGCGGCAGGCTTTCAGCATCGAAGGCGACGCGCCGGACGACCCGGCCACGAAAGGCGACGTGACCAAGGCCATCGCCAACTTGGACCGCAGCCAACGTGACCAGCTCAGAGGCATCCTTCGCGCAGCTACTGGAGAACCCACAGGCGGCGCTTAGGCTTCTCGACGCGGCGGACGCAAAGGATAGCCTGGCCGACTTCTGCAGGTTCATCGACATCCCCGGCGCGCCCGTCGAGAGGCAGGACGAGGAGACCGACCAAGCCCTGGCGGTAAAACGCCAGCTCGCAGCGCACCACGCCAAGCTGGTTGACCTGCTCCAGCGCGTGGAGAGCGGCGAAGTTACCCGGGCGATGATCTTTATGCCTCCGGGCGCGGCCAAGTCGACCTACGCCAGTGTGGTCTTCCCAGTCTGGTTCATGGGCCGGAAGCGCCGACGCAACGTCATCGTCGCCACCTACGCTAGCGACCTCGCTCGCAAGATAGGCCGGCGTGCTCGTTCGATCCTTCGCCAGCCGGCCTACGAGGAAGTGTTTGGATGCGGCCTGTCGCCGGAGAGTTCGGCGGCCGACGAGTGGGCGCTGACGAACGAAAACGAGTTCATGGGCGGCGGCATCCTCTCGGGGATCACCGGCAACCGGGCCGACTTGCTGATCATTGACGACCCGATCAAAGGCCGCCAGCAGGCCGACAGCGAGACGATCCGCAAGACCACGCGCGAAGCCTACCAGGACGACCTAAAGACCCGCCTGAAGCCGGGCGGTCGCATTGTGCTTATCCAGACCCGCTGGCATCAAGACGACCTCGCCGGGTCCATCCTACCGGAGAGCTACGACGGCGAGAGCGGCCCGATCTTGTGCCGCGACAAGCAAGTGTGGGAGGTGCTTTGCGTCCCCGCCCAAGCGGTTGCGCTGGACGACCCGCTCGGACGCCCCGTTGGAAGCTACCTCTGGCCAGAATGGTTCCCGGAGAGCCATTGGCAGCCGTTTAAGGGCGTCGCCCGCACCTGGGCTTCGCTCTACCAGCAACGCCCGTCTCCGGACGACGGCACGTTCTTCCTGAAGGGCTGGTTCAAGCGGCACAAGGCCGGCGACGTCCCGAAGGCGCGCCACATCTACATGACCTCCGACCACGCTCCGGCGGGGCAGGAGGACAGCGACTTCCAGGCTATCCGGGTCTGGGCCGTCGACCACAACCGCAACGTCTGGCTCGTGGACGGCTATCGCGGTCAGGTCACCATGGACAAGCTGGCTGTGGAAGCGGTCCGCCTCATCAAGACCTGGAAGCCGCTCTGCTGGTTCCCGGAAGACGACAACAACTGGAAGGCGGCAGCTCCGTTTATTCGGATCTACCTGCGGGACAACAAGGCCCCCTGTCGGATCGAGCCCATATCGCCTCACGGCGCGGATAAGCCGACCAAGGCCGGTGCGTTTCAGGCCATGGCCTCGATGGGCGCGGTCTCGCTGCCCGACACGCCAGAGGGCGACCTGATCCTTGATCAGTACGTCAAGTTCCCGGCTGGCAAACACGACGACGAAGTGGACGCCGCGTCACTGATCGGCCGAGCGATCGATCAGGCGCACCCGGCGATCCTGAAGACGCCGCCCACCAAGCCCGACGAACCGGCCGACCGCTACGCCCGGGCGCGACAGACCGCCAGTGGCGGAGACGACTTCTACGGATGAGGGGATGTCAGATGCACGAGTTCGAAGTGTACGACGCCTTCGCCAAGGCCTTTCCAGCCGACAAGCTCATCACCAGGCCGCTTCGTGACGGGATCGAGGTGACCCTGATCGCGTGGGCGTGGGGCTGGTCGCCTCGCAAGACCGCCTATCTCGCGCCGGGCAGCGACCTGGTCGCCGCCGTCGCAACCATGAGCGGCTGGCGTCGCGGGGCGTTCAATCGGATCTACAAGCGCCATCGCAAGACCATCATGGCGTTCTTCCTGTCCCAGGCCCGCACGGAATTTCCGACCGATGAAGTGGTCTTGGAGCGCCTCGCCCCCATTAACCCCGGATCGCCCGAACGCCTAACGCTGCGGGTGTCTCGTGGGTCGGGGCAAGCGCGGCGCTCCCACGCCGCGCTGTTTGAGCCGATGCTCGGATGCAGGGCCTGCTTCAAGCACATGCACGCTTTCCTCGACGCGCCTTCGGTTCGGGCCGCCTAGTGGACAAGTCCACCACCTCTCAACTGGACTCCGGCGAACGCTACCGCCGCATGTTCGACGAGAGCCGCACCGGCCTGGCCGTGGCCCGCGCCAACGCCGACAAGGCCCGTCGATACTACGACGACAAGCAACTGGACGAGCCGACCAAGCGCGCCCTGAAACGCCGCGGCCAACCGCCGACCGTCCGCAACGAGATCAAGCCCGCCATCAACGGCGTGCTGGGCGTCATCGAGCAAGCCAAGGTCGACCCGCGCGCTTACCCGCGTAACCCGCAGGATGAGAACAGCGCCGACGTGGCGTCCAAGGCCCTGCGCTATATCGCCGACCAGGGCCGGTTCCAGGTCATGAAGATCGACGCCTTGGACAACCACCTTGTGGAAGGCGCGTGCGCCGGCATCGTGGAGATGGACGGCAAGACCATCGTGCCGCGCCGCATCCGGTACGAGGAGTTCTTCTTCGACCCGCGCGCTCGTGAGGCCGACTACAAGGACGCCCGCTACCTCGGCATCGCCAAGTGGCTCTACGCCGCCGATGTCGCCGCGCTCTATCCGGACTATGCCGACGTGGTCAACTCCGTCGCGTCCGGCACGTGGTCCAGCGCCTATGGCGGCGGGGAGGGGTTCGATGACAAGCCGACCGATGGCCTCATGCCGTGGGTCGATAAGCGCCAGCGCCGGCTCATGGTCTGCGAGATGTATGAGCGTGTCGGCCGTGAGTGGCGCCGGTGCGTGTTCTTCGCCGGTGGCGTGCTTGAGGAAGGCCCTTCACCGTACACCGAGACCAGGGACGGCGAGACCCGCAGCATTTGCCCCATCGAGGGCTCATCGTGCTTCATCGACGGCGAGAACCTGGGCCGCGTCGGCATCGTCCAGTCCATGCTGCCGTTGCAGGACGAGCTTAACGCCCGCGCCTCTCGCCTCCTGCACCTGACCAACACCCGTCAGCTTCAGGTCGCCGACCCGAACCAGCCCCCCACCGAGGACGCCGACGAAGCCCGCAAGCAGGCCGGCCGCGCCGATGGCGTGATCCCATCCGGCTATCAGGTGGTCCAGACGGCGGACATGGCGGCCGGCAACGCGGCGATCATGGGGGAGGTCAAGCAGTCGATCACCCGCCAGGCCCCGACACCGCAGGTGCTGAGCAATACCGAACCCGGCAACCAGTCGGGCCGCGCGCGTCTGGTGCGTCAACAGGCCGGAATGACTGAACTCGCCCGCCCGCTGGGCCGGTTCGAGGACTGGGAAAACCGCATGTACCGCCAGATGTGGCTACGCGCGGTGCAGTTCAAGACCGAACCGTGGTGGGTTCGCGTCACCGACACCGAGGGCGCGCTGGAGTTCCTGCAGATCAACGAGCCGGTCTGGAAGATGCAGCCGAAGCTCGACCCGGCCACCGGTCAACCGATGCTGGACGAAGACGGCGAGCCGATGATGGAACCGGTCATGGCGCCCCAGCCGGTCCCCGGTCCCGATGGTCAGCCGATTGTCGACCCGCAGACCGGCCAGCCGCAGATGCGCATGGCCAAGGTCCCGGAGATCGACCCGAAGACCGGCCAGCAGAAGGTCAATCATCGCCTCGCCGAGATGGACATGGACATCATCGTCGACACCGTCCCGGACACAGCGAACCTACAGGCCGAGAGCTTCGAGCTGTTCAGCCAGCTCGCCCCGCAGATCGCCCAGGCCTACGGCCCGAAGGCGGCGGTGGACGTGCTCTTGCAGATGTCGCCGCTCCCGAACAAGGCGGACCTGAAGGACACCCTGGAGAAGGGCGCGAAGGACATGCAGAAGCAGCAGGCCCAAGCCCAACAGGCCCAGGCCGAGAACCAGGCCAAGGCCGACCAGTTCGCCCAGGCGACCGCCACGGCCAATATCGAAAAGACCCGCTCGGAGGCCGCCAAGAACGACGCCACGGCGGAAAAGACCAAGGTCGAGACGGCTCAGGCGATGGCCGAGGCCCTGGCCCCGCTCCACCCGGCCTACGCGCCGCCGCAGAACGATCCGACCATCCTATCGCAGGACGCCCAGCAAGGCGCTGTCCCGGCCTAGGACGGTCACCACAGAACATGACGCTCCCGCGTGCCTCTAAGCGCCGCCGGGGCCTTGCGTAGCCGCAGCCGGGCTTAACGGGCTTGCAGGGACGGGCCGCCTCACCGGGCCTGACGGGTAGCCGCCGTTCATCGGGCTTGCAGGACGCGCCGCCTGACAGGCGCAGGAGATCACCCCAATGGCAGATATCGCCGATGCGATGGGCGAAGCCTTGTTCGCGAACCTCGCTCCCGAACCCGGCCCCGATGCGCAACCCACCGAAGCACCTCAAGCCCTGACCCCTGAAGCGGCCCCGATCCCGGAACCGCAGCCTCAACCGGCCGATCTCGCCGCGCCGACGCCGCAACCGGAGCCCCAGCGGCCCCCGGACGTGCCGTTGGCGACCTACCTGGACACACGGGAAGAACTGAAGACCGCCAAGGCTCGGCTCGCCGAACTTGAGCGCCTTCAGCAGCCCCCCGAACCGGTCAAGGTCCCCGATCTCTACGACAGTCCCGAAGAGTACCAACAGTACATCGAACAGCAGGTTCAGCAGCGGCTCGCCGCTGTCGAATGGGGCGTGATCGAACGGCTTTCGACGCAAACGACCGTCGCGGCGCATGGAGCGGAAACGCTCGAAGCCGCCAAGGCCTGGGCCGTCGAGAACCGCCAGACGCGCCCCTATCTCGGCCAGATGTTCAAGAGCCAACCCGACCCGTTCGGCTGGCTCGTCGGTGAATACCAGCGCGACCGCCTCCTGAAAGACCTCGGCAGCGACCCGGACGCCTACGTGCGCCGTCGCTTCGCCGAGCTGGAGCCCGGATCGGCCCCGCAACCCGCCGCGACCACGCCCGCGCCCCAACCGGCGCAGGCCCCTGCGGCTCCCCCTCCAACGCCTCCCCCCCCGCGAAGCCTGGCCAGTCTCCCTGGTTCCGGCGGAGCCGAGCACGTGCCTGCGGGCAGTCTCTTCGGGGAGGTTAAATTCGCATTGGACAAGTAAATGGCGGAAGTCGTCATCAACACCAACCTCCGCGAGTCTCGCTGGCTCGTGGACGAATACTACAAGCCGTACGTTCGTAAGTCCGGCTTCGACACCTATATGGGCCAGGGCACGGACGCCATCTTCCGCACCTTCGCTCCCGGCACCACGGACGGCGGCAAGGACATCATCGTCCCGCTGGTCGGCACCATCAAGAACGGCGGCGTCTCCGGCTCTCAAGTGCTGGAAGGCAACGAAGTCGACCTGGAAACCTACGCCGACAAGATCTCCCCGGTCTGGCGCCGGAACGCGGTCAAGGTCCCGAAGTCCAGCCAGTACTATTCCAACCTGGACATCCTGAAGGTCGCCGGCCCCTCGCTGCGTGACTGGGCGGCCCGCTACATCCTGAAGCAGGGCATCATCGACAACCTGCAAGGCATCGTCGTGCCGGGCGCCGTGAACGTGGATGGCTTCGCCACCCCGGACGCCGTGGTCCGCTACTCCGACGCCACCGCCGCGCAGAAGAACGCGTTCCTGGTCAACAACGCCGACCGCGTTCTGTTCGGCGTCGATCCGGCCAACGCGTCCTCGGGCGTGTGGGCGACCGCCGCGGCCACGGTGGATTCCACCAACGACCGCATGTCGACCCTGGTGCTCGAACAGGCCCGCATCCTGGCGCAAGCCACGTCGGACATGTCGGCCACCGGCCCGGCCATCGTGCCGTACATGCTGGAAGACGGCGAGGAGTGGTACGTCTGCTTCGTCAACCGCCTCCAGATGCGGGACCTGCGCCGCGACACCTCCATGACCGACGCGCTCAAGTATGCCCAGGAGCGCGGCAAGGATAACCCGCTGTTCCGCGCGGGCGATCTGGTCTGGCGCGACATCATCGTCCGCGAGGTGGCCGATATCCCGATCATCACCGGCATCGGCAACGGCGGCGTCAATGTCGCCCTCGCCACGCTGTGCGGTCAATCGGCGGTCGGCATCGGCTGGGGTCAAGAGCCCCGGCTGATCAGCGACACCAAGCAGGACTACGAGTTCCGTCCTGCCAAGGCCATTGAGGAGCTGATCGGCATCAAGAAGACGTCGTTCGCCGGGGTGCAGTACAGCACCGTGTCGATCATGACGACCGCGACGCCGCTCTAAGGCCTCCAGTCGGGGGTCGGCTCCCGATCCCCGACGTTCCCCACCATCCGCCCAGGCCAAGGCCTCTAGGGCAAGCACGGAGCCATTCGTCATGGCGAACACCACCTATAAATCCGACCAGATCACCAACGGCGTGCCCATCCCCGGGTTCGGCGCGGGTGGCGGTCAAGAGCGCGTCCAGTACGGTCGCGTTCTCATTCCGGCGGCTGCGGCCACCACGGACGTCTTCCAGCTCTTCTACCTGCCGCCTCACGCTCGCGTTATCGGCGCGTCGTTCAAGGTGGACGATCTGGACACCGGCGCCACGGTCACCCTGTCGATCGGCGACACCGGCGGCGGCGTGGACTCGTCCGGCGCCGCCATCGCCGCCGCGCCCGGCCGCTACTTCTCGGCCGTCACCACGGCTCAGACCGGCGGTCTCAACACCACCATGAACGTCGCCGGGAAGTACTTCCGCAACGGCGCGTCCAAGACCCTGGTGCAAGCGATCCTGGCCGCCGGCCCGACCACCACGGCCGGCTATCTGGAGGTGTCGATCAACTACACCTGCGAGGAGCCCCAGTAATGAAGGCCCGCTACATCGGCGACCCGAAGGACAACTTCGCGGGTCCGCCTGTCATCGTCTATTTCGGCGAGGTCTTCCAGAAGGGCCAGTGGGCCACGCTGGACGACAAAGACCCGGAGACCGCCAATCTGCGGTCCAAGCTCGTGGGTAACGGCACGTTCGAAATCGACGGCAAGGACGCCGACAACGCGCCCGAAGCCGCAGGTTTTGACGACGCCGTGGCCGACGAGAAGAAGCGCCACCGCCAGACCCTCAAGGATCGCGGCGTCAGCGTCTCCAACAACGCCACGCTGGAGGCCCTTCGCGAGAAGGTCGCCGCCACCGATGGCCTGTCGGCTCAAGAGGCCGAGTAGTGGCCACCTGCGGCGAGATCATCGCCAAGGCCCTGCGCAAGCTGAACGCGACCCAGTCGGGGGCCAACCCCTCGACCGAGGAAGCGGCGGACGGCCTGGCCTCGCTGCGGAGCTACTACCTCGAAATGGTGACCGGAGGGGGCTTCGGCCCTCTCCGGGACGTCTCCACGGCGGTTGACACCGTCGCCTATCCGAACACCCGCGTCATGAAGACGGCGGCCTGCGTGGTCAGCCTTCCTGTCGTGATCCCGGACGCCGCCTGCGACGGCTGCATCTGGGACTATGGGTTCGTGCGCTGCAATCCAGCCCTGCTGGACATGGCGCTGATCACCATCAACTCCACCGTCGATGCGACCGTGGAAAGCTGGCTCTACGACGCCACGGCGGCGCGCTGGATCAGCCTGGACAATCTGGACCTGAACGACCCGGCCCCGCTCTCCTCGCGCGGTGACGACGGTCTGGCGGCGCTGCTGGCGACGCGGATCGCGGACGAATACGGCGGCCAGTTGAGCCCGATCACGGTCGCGGCGGCCAATCGCTTCAAGGTCTCCATCGCAACCCGTCCTGGGTCGGTCCTGCGGGTCCAGTACAGCCCCGAGGCCTATTTCTGATGAGCCTGATCCCGCTCGGCACAGGTGTGATGAACCGCACCGATAGCCCGGTGCTGATCCCGCGCAACTGCTTCTACGAACCGGACCCGACCAACGTCGACACCCAGATTTCGATGATCTCGCGGCCCGGCGTGGTCAACTACTTCCACCTCCCGCAAGGCCCGGTTCGGGGTGTCCTGGCGCCCGGCGGCGTGTTCGACCCGAGCCGCATCTACGCGGTGGCGGGCAACCAGTTCTACAGCGTCCAGTTCGGGGCCACCGGCTTCCCGCTCGGGACGGTAGCGGGCTTCGACGCCTCCAAGATGGTCGCGGCCGGCAACTACATTCTCTTCAACGGCGGTGGCGTCCTCTACGCCTATCAGATCCTCGGCGTTCCGACCCCGGTGAGCCTGCCCGAGCCCAAGCCGGTGATCGCGGTCGCCTACCTCGCCGGCTACTTCCTGGTGATCCAGGAGAACAGCCAGCGGGTCTATTTCAGCGCCCCGAACACGCCGACCTTCGATCCGCTGGACTATTTCAGCGCCGAGAGCGAGGCGGACTTCCTCTACGCCATCGAGACGTTCGGCGACGAGCTTTGGCTGTTCGGCCCAAACTCCGTCGAGGTAGAGGTTCCGACCGGCGATCCGGACTTGCCGTTCCAGCGCGTGCCGGGCCGCACCTTCACGATGGGCGTGGCGGGGCGTACAGCGACCTGCAAGAGCCCGGAGGGGATCACCTTCGTGGGTCGGGATCGCGTGGTCTACCGCACGGCCGGCGCGCCGCAGCGGATCAGCGACTCCACCATCGAGCAAGCCCTTCAGGCCCACTCCGGCGACAACCTAACGCTCTGGTCCTACGCCCTTGAAGGCCACTCCTTCGCGGTGCTCAGCATCTCGACCGTGGAAACCCTGGCCTACGACCTGACGACCAACAAGTGGTGTCAGAACTCCAGCCCGACCAGCACGCGTTGGGACGTCCAGTGGTCCACCAAGGACGCTCTGGACCGGGTGATCGTCGGCTCTTCGATCGACGGTAATATCTGGTATCTCGACCCGACGCGGGCGAACGACAATGGCGCCGCCTTCCCGGTGGAGTTCATGGGCGCCGCGGCTGTCGTCGGTTCCCCTGCCCGCTGCGACAACGTCATCATGGACTGCACCGTGGGGAGCGCCAACGCGGTCCCGCCCGGCGACGATCCGACCATTCAACTGCGCACCTCCGAGGATCGGGGCAAGACCTGGGGCGGCTGGCTGACCCAGAAGCTGGGGCTCCAAGGTCGCTTCGACTGGTCCGTGGTTTGGAACCGCTTGGGGCTCATGAAGCGTCCCGGCCGCATCTTCCACTGGCGGGTCACGAGCTTCAACCGCTTCACCGTCCGCCAAGCCCGTATGAACGAGTACGTCTGATGGACCGCATCGCGCCGTTCGCCATCGAGGAAGAGGTGACCCAGGCGCGGGTTCCCACGGCGCGGTTTCAGCGGTTCATCAATGAGCTTCGCCAAGGGGTGAACGACAGTCTCGCCGCCCTGAAGGTGCTCCAAGCCACCCAGTCGGCCACCTTCACCGGCACGCCGAGCGGGACCGGGACCTTCACCATCCCGCACACCCTCGGGGTAACGCCCACCCGCTACTCCGCTCAGACGGTCGGGCCATCGTTTGCCTTGGTCAACATCAGCAGCGTCGACGCGACCAACCTCGTCGTGAAGCTCTTCGACGCCGCTGGCGCGGCGATCACCTCTGGGTCATGGACCGTGGCATGGAGCGTCGCGAAGTGAAGCGCACCCTGGACGCTCGCCGCCTCAACGTCGTGGCCAACCATCCGGAGGTCAGGCCCTGGCTCGGCGGCGTCGGCGAACTCGACCTGACCGCCGTCGTGTCGAACCCGATCAATTTCGCGCTGGAGAACGAACACGGCGGGCTGGTCTTCCAGAACATGGGCGGCGGCCAATACGAAGTCCACACCCTGTTCCTTCCGGAAGGCCGGGGCAGGGCGGCTGTGAAGGCTTCCGCCGACGCGCTGGAATACATGTTCGTCCGCACGGACTGCATGGAAGTGGTGACCAAGGTCCCAGCCTCCAACGAAGCCGCCTTGGGTCTGGTTCGCATCCATCAGTTCAAGAAGCGCTTCGACCGCAAGGGCGTCTGGCAGACGGAAACCGGGGCTCTGGACATCGGCTATTGGGCGCTGACCTTCGAACAATGGGCGCCGAAATGCGCCAACGCGGGCAAGGCCTTCCACAACTGGCTGGATAGCCCGACCCCACACCCGGACGACGAAGCCCACGACTGGTACGCCGGGGCCGCCTACCTGATGACCCTGGCCGGGAACCCCGCCAAGGCCGTCGACACCTACAACCGCTGGGCCCGGTTCGCCGGGTACCTGCCGATCCACCTCGTGAGCACCAATCCGCCCGTGATCGACCTCCGCGACGCCGTGGTCGAGGTCCGGGACAACGCGCTCGTGATCCTGTCGAAAAAGGAGGCCTGACCATGCCCGTAGGCACAGCTATCGTCGGATCGGCCGCCATCAGTGGCGCGGTGTCGTCCAGCGCCGCCAGCAAGGCGGCCAAGGCCTCTCAGCAGGCCACCGACGCGTCCATCGCCCAACAGAACCACGCGCTGGAGGTTCAACAGCAGAACACCGCTGTGGCGCGCGCCACCGGTGACCAGGCGCTCGGCTCGCTGGCGCAACGCGCCGGGCTCAACACCGCCCCGCAGATCAACGCCCAGGCCTATCTCGACCGCTATCCGGACGCCGCGCAGAACTTTGCCGACATCCAGGCAGCCAACCCGGCCCGCTACAACGGCGACATCAACGCGTTCGTGGCGGATCACTACAAGTCGGACGGATCGCGCCGCGACCTGACCGGCATCGCCACGGCGCCCGCCGCGCAGCAACCGGACACCATCGCCCGCCCCACGGTCGCCGCCCGCCCCACGGCGACCGCCGCGACGCCGTACACGGCTCCGACGCTGCAAACCGGCCCGACCTACCAAGCGCCGGCCTACACGGCTCCCGTGGCCTATCAGAAGCCCGATCAGGTGGCGGCCCCGACCTATCAGGCCCCGACCTACGCTGCGGACAAGTCGTTCGCTGCCACCCAGCTTTCCGCCGCCCCGACCCTGAGCCGTCCGGACCAAGGCAACCTTGACGCCAAGCTGGCGGGCTACCAGCAGTCGCAGAGCTTCCTCAACGAACTCGACGCCTCGCAACGCGCCACCCTGGCCGGGGCCGGGGCCACGGGCTCGCTGGAATCCGGCGCGGCGGCGAAGGCTCTTCAGGATCGCGCCCAGCGCCTCGCTCTGGGGGATTACAACCAGTTCCGCGACTACACGACCAACCAGTTCAACACCGACCGCAACGTCACGAACACGAATTTCGAAAACGACCGCGGCTCGGCTAACGACATCTACAAGTACCAGAACTCGTTCGCTCAAGGGGACAACCAGTTCGGCGCGTCGCTGGCCAACAGCCAGACCCAGGCGGCAAACTCGCGCGCGCAGGCCGACAGCCAGTTTGGGACCAGCCTCGCCGCGCAGACGGCGCGGGACACCAACGCTGGCAACCGTGAGGACGCCACCTTCGCCGCCACCCTGGCGTCGCAGCAGGCTCAGAACGCCGCCGCGCGGGCTCAATCGGACGCGCAGTTCGGGACCAAGCTGACCGCCGACCAGACCCAGGCGGCCAACGAAGCGGCGATCGCCGGCGCCCAGTTCGGGGCCACGCTCGGCAACCAGCAGAAGCAATTCGCCGACACCCTGGCCAACAGCAACTACAACACCGATCAGGCCGCCGCCGAACAGCGCTTCCAGTACGATCAGGGCCGCACCGACACCCTGTTCAACAACACCACCAACCTGCAACAGAACCTCGCCCAGATCGGGCAGGGCTCGACGCAGCAGCTCAACGCGGCCACGGCCAACGCGGCAAACAACAATTCGAACCTGTTGACCAGCAACGCCGCGACCCAGGGCAACGCCGCGCTGGCGACGGCGAACACCTTCGCCGACCTCCTGGCGTCCGGCGTGACGGCCTATGGGCGCTACAAGACCCCCGGCACGGCGAAGGCGGCTTAACCGATGGCTGAACTCAACTGGGGCCTGCTCAAGCAGCCCAATTTCGCCGATGCCCTATCTGCTGGCGAGCACGCGCGGGCCGTGGACGATGAGTTGCGCCAGAAGCAGGCCGCTCGCGACGCCTACAAGACCTATGCGAGCACGGGCGACACCAAGCCTCTGCTGGCGGCCGACCCGGAGGCCTATCTAGGCGTTCGCAAGGATCAGCGCGCGCAGCAGGCGCAGGACTTCACGGAATCCCAGGCGACCAAGGTGACGGCGGCCAAGGCCAAGGCTTCCGCCGCGCGAGCGCTGGGGTCGATCCCGGAAGATCAGCGCGAGACGTTCCTCGATAACGTCGTGTCGCACCTTCCCGACGTCACGCCGGACGTCATCGAGACGCTTCGCCCGCAGATCCACAACAGCCAGTACCTGAACGCCTTGGCGGGGCACTTCGAAGACGAAGTGCACGTGGTGGGCCGCGCCCTGGTCACGGACAAAGGCGACGTGCGCTATCGTGATCCAGAGCCGACACACTACGAAAAGCTCGGCGCGGGTGAGACGTTGGGTGTGGTTACGCCATCCGGATCGCAGCCTCCGGCTGCGCAACCGCCGCAGCCCGGTAGCCCTGCGCCCGGTCCAGCCGGCACGCCGCGCTCGGTTCGCAACAACAACCCCGGCAACATCGAGGACGGCGAGTTCGCGCGGTCTCTGCCTGGCTACCAGGGGTCGGACGGCCGGTTCGCGATCTTCGCTGATCCCAACGCCGGCAAGCAAGCCCAGGTCGCCCTCCTGGGTTCCTACGGTAAGCGGGGCTTGAACACGGTCGGCGCGATCATCAATCGCTGGGCGCCGCCTTCCGACAACAACCCGACGCCGGCCTATGCGCAGTATGTCGCCAAGCGGCTTGGGGTTGACCCGAACGCGCCGCTGGACATGAACGACCCGCGCGTTCTGCACGGCATCGCCGACGCCATTGGCGAGTTCGAAGGCAGCCCGCGCTCGGCCTCGAACGCCGCCGCGCCCCAGAACGCCGCCCAGCCCGCCGCCGCGCAAAACGCGTCCGGCTTCCAGGTGCTGGCCAAGGGGCCTGACAAGCCCGTCTCTCGCCCGGCCACGGCCCAGGAAAAGGCCGCCTACGGCATCGCCGACAGCGTCCCCGCCCAGATGAAGCCGGACGGGACCATTGACGTCATCAACGGCGCTCAGGGCGGTCTCAGCCCGAAGGAGATGCGCCAGTCGTCCGTCACGCTTCGCAAGGAGTTCGAACAACTCCCGGACGTGAAGTCGTTCCAGACCGTCGCCACCCAGTTCGACGTCATCAACCGCCTAGCCAAGGCGACCCCCACGGCCTCGAACGATATCTCCGCGATCTTCGCCTACATGAAGATTTTGGACCCGACGTCGGTTGTCCGCGAGGGCGAGTTCGCCACTGCTCAGAACGCCACAGGCGTTCCCGGCCAGATCATGAACGCCTACAACAAGGTGATCAGCGGCCAGCGGCTCAACCCGCAGCAGCGGAAAGAATACGTCGAGGCCGCGTCGCGGATCTACGACGCCAACAAGACCCGCTATGACCAGTTGGTCGGCCAATATCAGGGCTACGCCAAAGAGTTGAACTTGCCGGAGGGCACGATCCAGCCCCGCGTGGCGGTTGGCGGCTCCACACAGGCGAAGACCTTCCCGTTCAAGCTCTCGCCGGCGCAAGAGCAATGGCGCGCCCAATCCCGGCCCGCCCGCGACGCCGCGTCTCAAAAGGTGGTTGGCTCGGCCAATAACCCCGTCTTCCTGAACCCTGCCGATCCCCAATCCAGCTTCGGCAACCTCAAGCCGGGGCAATGGTACGTGGGTCCGGACGGGCAGCCTCGAAAGAAGCCTGGCGCATGAATTGGGATGATCCGCCCGTAGCCAAGAGCAAGCCAGGCGGCGGCTCGTGGGACGCCGTACCCGTGGCGTCGCCATCGCAGTTGCGTGCGGAGCGTGACGCGGCAAAACGGTCGGCCAACACACCCGGTATTGTTCGGGGCATCAGCAATGGGCTTCTGGCGGGATTCTCCGACGAACTCGACGCCGCCGGCGCGAACCTTGAGACCAAGGTCACCAACCTTGTCCACAAGGCTAAGGGCGAGCCGATCCCCTACACCTCGCAGGAGGCCGGCGACGCGGTGCTGCAAAGCGAGCGTGCGGCTCAGCAGCAGTTCTCGACCGATCACCCGTACCAGAACTTCGCGGCGCAACTGGTTGGCGGCGCCGCTCTTCCTGGCGGCAAATTCGTCCAAGGCGCGGGCAAGGCGGGGGCCACCGCCCGCGCTGCCATGGTGGGCGCGGGCTATGGCGCTGCATATGGAGCGGGCGCGGCAGATGGCGACATCGCCGACCGCGCAAAGGGCGCTGCTGTGGGGGGCGTAACGGGCGCGGCGGTCGGAGCTGGAGCGCAGAAGGTCATCAGCACCGCCGCGCCAGTGGTTCGCCGTGGTGTGCAAGCCGTGCGAGACCGCATCTCCGGTGGCGACCCAGCCGCCCAGGCCGCGACGCGGGTGGCCAATCTGGTGGACCCTGCGGAGGCGGAAGCCGCGCGCGCTGCGATGGCGGAGCGGGGCGTGGAGCCGAAGCTGTCCGACGTGGCCGGCGAGCGGTTCCGTCGCGAGATGCGCACCATGGGCCGAACTCCTGGCGATGCGTCGGATGCTCTCGTGGCCAATAGCCGCCAGTCAGTCGCCAACATGAAGCCCGCGGCGATTGGCGAGGCCTCGCGGCTGTCTCCCTATCAGGGCACCACGGAAGACCTGACCGCCGCGCTGGACCACCTGGAACGCAATCTCGGCCAGCACTATAGCGCGCCATACGCCGAGCCGGTCACCATGACCCCGGAGGCCATGCAGGCGCTTCGTGGTGAGCCTGGGCAAGAGGCGATCAAGCGAGCGATCGGTGACGCGGCCTATAACCAGGACTACGACCGCATGGCGGAGCTGCAAACCCTGCAGAACGCCGACCTGGACAAGCCGCCCACGTTGTCGTCCGGCGCTTTGGACCGCGTTCGCATCGCCATGCGGGAGATGGGTCGCAACTTCACCCGTGGCGATCAGCCGAACATGAGCCGGGCCGCCGGGGCGTCGAAGCGGGTGGAGGGCATCGACACGGCCCTGGACGCGACACCGGGGATGACTGAGGCCCGCACCGCCGCGCGCACGATCTACGGCGCCCAAGAGGCCGCCACCGGCCGCGTGCCGAGCATCTTCAACACCGACCCACGCGACTATCAGCGCTATCTCGACGGCCTGACCCCGGAGGCCCGCGCCGCGCTCCAGGTCCGCACCCGCCAGGAGATCCAAGACCAGCTTGGCGGGCAACGGGCGTCCACGACCGGCACGCTGGACACGCTTTCGAGCGCCCAATACGCCCGCGAGAACGTCCCGGCGCTCTTCGGCGAGGAGGGCCAACGCTATCTGAACAACATCGAAAGCCGCCTGCAACAAGTCGGAAACGACCGGTTCATGTCGCCGAACAGCGGCGCTCAGACCTCCCTTCGCGACGCGGAGGATGGTGCGGCCAAGGCCGCCGAGATCGTGGGCGTTGGGACCGATGCGCTTCGTGGCGCCCATGGAGACGTTGGAGCGATGGCGCGGCTCTTCGACCGCTTCCGCACCGTGGGCGTCCGCCAGCCGGAGAAGGACGAGTTCGTGCGCTTGGGCCTGACCCGGCTCGGTACGCCGGAAGATCTGACCCGCGTGCTCAACATCGCCCAGCAGGCCCGCCAGATGGGACGCAACCCGCCCAAGGTAGTCCGGGACTACGTGACCCGCGCCAAGGGCGTCCTGGGGGCCGCGAACCCCCTGGTGGGCCAGCTTGAGCAGAAGCTACTTGCAAACCCGTCCGGCGTGGCGGCCGATCAACAGAACTAGCGCTCCGGCTGCGTGACCCAGCCTAGGTAGATCAAGCCTAGGGCTGTGTATTCCGGGTAACCGACCCACCACAGCAGCGCCACCGCTCCAACCAGTCTCAACACCTTCCACACCTTCGTTCGGGGGCGATGAACCATGCCTAGTGGGCGCATTTATTTCCCTGGAGCGAACCCGGTTCGTGACCGCCAAGGCGGGCGTGTGGGCGGTGAGCTTCGGTTCTACCTCAACAAGACGACGACGCCAGCCACGGTTTACGCCGATAGCGGGCTGACCACGCCGCATCCGACCCCGCTCCTGTCCGACGATAGCGGGGTCTTCCCGTCGATCTTCGCCGACACCAGCCTGTTCTTCTCGGGCCTGCTGACCACGCACGAGGCCGATCCCCAGAACCTGGGCTACGACGATCTCAGCGCCAATGTGACCGTGACCACGGGTCCGGCGGCATGGAAGAAGGCCGAAGCGTGGGCCGCCGGGGTCAACTACACCGACGGGCCACCGGCCTCGTTCGTGATCGCCGCCAGCGCGCCATATGTGTGCCTGATCGCTCACCTGTCCGGGGCTTCGTTCGCCGCCGACCTCGCGGCCGGAAAGTGGATTGGCGTCGGCGCGCCGTCGAACACGCCAGGCCCGGCCAACACGCTGACCATCGGCACGATCTCCACCGTCGCCACCGGCGGCCCGGCTACGGCCAGCCTGACCGGGGTCAGCCCCAACCAGACGCTGAACCTCGGTTTGCCCACGGGCGCGACGGGGGCGGCTGGGACTATCGTGGTCGGGACCGTGACCACGGTCGCCCCTGGCCAGCCCGCCACGGTCACGAACGTCGGAACCTCGACCGCCGCTCAGTTCAACTTCGAAATCCCAGCGGGCGTCGCCGGGGCCGGTTCCGGCAACGTCAACCCGACCGGCGTCATCGCCGCCAACGACATCGCCCTGTTCGGCAACACGGCCGGCACGGTGATCAAGTCCGGTGGACCCTTGGGCGCCCTGGCCACCAAGTCGACCATCAACAATGCCGATTGGTCCGGGACCGACCTTAGCGTGGTCAACGGCGGCACGGGCCTCTCCGCCGTCGCCGCCCATTGCCTGACGGTCGGCAATGGCGCGAGCGCGCTGGTGGTGCTCGGCACGGGAACGGCCGGTCAGGTGCTCACCTCCGGCGGCGCGGGCGCTGATCCGGCCTGGGCGGCGGCTGGCGGCGGGGCGACCGTTCCCGGCACGCCCATCACCAATGGCGCAACCCCGACCAGCATCACGGTCGGCTCGATCCCGGCCGGCTACAAGCGCCTGACGATCACGGTCGATGGCCTGAAGTGCAACACCGCCTCGACCACGATCCAGGTGGATATCTCGACCGATGGCGTGACCTTCACGGGCGCCCCGGTGACCATCTCCGCCTCGTTCGGCGCGGGAACCCCGTTCTACGGCTCCTTCGAAATCGTCGGCTACGCGGGCGGCGTCTCGACCCTCGTGGGCGGCCTCGGGAGCGCTGCGGGCACAAACCCCGGCATCAGCGCCGCGACCGCCGTCGTGCCCGTCTCCATGCGCCACACGGGCGGCATCGTCGCCGTGCGGCTCTCCCCGTCGTCCGGGCCTTTCCAGAGCGGCGGAACCATCACCGCAACCGTTTCCTAAAGGAGCGAACCCATGGGCTATCGTCGCGTTGGGGCCGCTCCCGTCCCCGCAATCGACTACATCGAAGTCGTCACCATCGACCCGGCGACCGGCCTGCCGTCGTCTGGCGGCGGAGGCGGCGGCACATCCGGCGGCACGGCCACCGCGGCGTCTCCGACCTACACCGAAGGGGCGACGGCACAGCCGCTCAGCCAGGACCTGAAGGGGAACCTGCGGACGCGCCTGCTTAGCAGCACGGGCGCCGATGTGCTCCCGACCTCGCTTGGCATCAAGACTGCCGCCAATAGCCTCTCCACTACGGTCGCCAGCGACGATGCTGGCCTGGCGCAGCTTACCGCCATCGCAGCCTCGGCCGCCGACACCACAACCCCCGTCAACGTCACCGGCTATCTCTCCACCGTTGC